CCACCACAGCCGCCACCACAGCGGCAACAACTGCAGCCACCACAAGAGCACAAACCACCACATCAACCACTACAAGAGCACCTACCACAACCACTACAGTACCACAAACCACTACATGCTCTCCTAATTGTGATTGTTGGAATACGTATATTATTCCTAGTCTGACAATAACAGTTGCATATTATCATCATATTGATATGCGTCCAAGAGTTTCAGATTGTAGTGATTGTTTAAATCCTGAATGTGATATTTTAGGAAACCATTATTGCAATCTTGCAAGATGGAATTTAAATCTTTTACCTGTTAGAGGAAATGTATCTTCAATACAATTAGGAGAAATAAATTTAAACAATGATAATTATCCAATTACTTCAGGTAATTGTGATATACATGGTGGTAGTTATTGCGATAGAAAATCTGTATTTAACCTATCATCAACAACATTAAAGAATTTATTTGCTAAAAATAGCGGTGGATTTAATTTACAGATGGTACCAATAGGTGAGGTTCATGTTAACAAACCTTATATAACAATACAAACTTCTACTGGTATAACATTGTATGATAATTGTGCAGATTCTACAAAATTATTATTAATAGATAGCGATATTTTTAGATGTGAAGGACAAGCGGGTAATTGTACTCAGTGTCCAACATCCACAAGATCACCGACTACAAGCACAACCACAATTCAACCAAGAAATTCTACTACAACTACTACTAGATCACCGCTGTCAACCACAACAAAAAGTTTAACAACTACAACACAAGCAAGATATTCGACTACTTCTACAAGCACAACAACAAAAGTACCAAATCCGTGGAAATGTGTTGTTAAAAATGGTAAACAAGAATGTGTTATAGAAACTATTTGTGATAATGCTGGAAATTGTCGCATTCTTGAAGGTGAATACGCCAATAAAACGGTGTGTGAATCTGCATGTATTAGTGAATATGGATGGAATTGTAATGGTAATGATTGTATTAAAGCAACATCTGCAGGAAATTACCCAACATATCAACAATGCATAGCAAATTGCGTTATTCCTAATCAAACATCTTGCGGAAATATTGCAGTTATTCCTCCCATAATGAATTATATTAATGATTCTGTTAGAAACTTGTCACAAAATAATTTTGTATCAGAAGAAATTCCTTCTATAAATATAGAAAATATATTAAATAATTCTTCTAATAAGTCGGCAGCATTTAGAGTTAGTGGAGTTGGAAGTAGAACAAATTATGATGCTAATATACCATCAGGCGGTGTTGATCCAACACATTATGTTGCTGGTTATTGCGCTGATGGTATTCCTTCCGCTAATCCGTTAGGTAAATATCAAAGAATAATAGATGATTGTGGTGCAACGTTTACGGATGCTGGACAAGATGCACGACATATAGCAAATACTAATGTATTTTGTACATATTATTGGAATAAAAAACTTAAATATTCTGTATCAGAAGACACACTAGGTACATCATCTGATAATACTCTAGATGGAAGATTCTCAAACTCTATAAATAGAGAAACTCATTGGCTTAATGGTGGGTACTTCTATGGAACAGAATCATTAAGAAATTATATTTACAATGAACAAGGAACTGTTCATTTTGTAACATCTGTAAAACACAATTTTAATAATTATGATATTACTCAGCAAACAATAGATTATGTTCCAACTATTTTATTAGACGGATTTAATTCTGTGAAACTAGGATCTGTTGTAAAAAATCAATGGGCATATCTTATGCCAAAAAGTTTATTGGGAGATTCTGAACGTTTTAGAATATCATATACTATGCCATCATTCTTTGATATAAGTAAATCATGGAATTCTTTAGAATTTTACTTTACTAATCATACCTATACAATGTTATCTGATAGTGTAGTATATGATTCGGCATCAGGAACTTTTAAATCCTCCTATATTATTGATAAAATTCGAATAGAAAATACAAATCCTAACAAGAAAACATACAATGAATCTGATAATATTTGGGTTTTAAATGCCACTGGTGCCATAACAGAATTTCCTTTTACGTGGCAAACGCCAAAATCACAAAGACATTCAAGAATTTCTTTTATAGTAAGTTCTTCAGATAGTGTTGATTTTTCACGCCATAAAGATGTTATAATGAATACTACTGATATAAGAGATGCTGCAGGTACTGAAGTATTGGAACAAGCAAATAATTATTCATATCTTAACTATTTTATTGATAATTCCACATCAAGTCCGTACACATTAAATACCTCAATTGTTGATATATCTGATGGTGTGAAATCATATGAAAATCATAAATTTATTGGCACATTAAAAAGAACTACAGGTAATCCTTATATTGAAATTTTAGATACAGATACGGATAATCATTTTGATGAATATTCACAAAAGGTTACTACTGGAAATAATTCTGCAAAGATTTTAAACGATGTAATCACATTATTAAATAGTAATGGTGAAAAACCAATAATAACACCGTTTAATAATTTACGTGGTGGTGTTGGTGCTTTTGGTATAGGAACTGTTGTTCCACCAATTCCTTGGATTTCACCTAACTATGGACAATCAATTATTCCAAATTCTCTTAGTAATATTACCAATATTTCTGCTGGATACGGATGGTCTATGGGATTAAAGAATGATGGAACAGTACATGTTTGGGGTAATAATGATAAGGGTCAGTGTAGAGGACATAACAGCAGTGGAACCATATTAACTACACCAGAACCATATTATTATGATGGAAAAGATCCTGTAACAATTAATGGAGATATTTTAACGGGAGTTAGTTCTATTTCTGCAGGTGGACATCATGGTCTTGCTCTAGTTGGTGATAAAATTGTTGCATGGGGTCATGGTGCAAATTATAATCAAGGTGGCTGGATGAATGCTGCTAAAGTTCCAACCAATGGAACATCTGGAGTATCTAAAATTTCTGCTGGAGATGTTCATAATTTGTTTATTAAAAGTGGAAAAGTTTATGCTTGGGGTTGGAATAATCGAGGTGAATGTCTAGGAACAGGTATTGGTGGAGTTCCTCTAATAACTACTGGTGTGGCGGCAGATGGAACCATTCCAGTAAAAATAAATGATACAGAACTTGCAAATATTACTAGCATAGCTGGTAGTAGATTTTTCTCACTTGCTTTGAATACTAGTGGAAAAGTTTATGCTTGGGGTGATAATAACGACGGGCAATGCACTGTTCCTGCCTCTGCTAGTAGTGGTGTTTCTTATATTAATGTTGGAACATTTAATTCTTATGCTATTAAAAATGGAAAGGTTATTGCGTGGGGTTCTAATCTAAACGGAGAATGTCTTGGTACTGATATTAATGGAAATCCAATTACTGGTATTCCAACTGGTCAATATGTACAAATTATGGGTAAAGAATTAACAAATGTAATTCAAATTGTTGGTGGTACTGTAGATTCTGGAGCAACTGCAAAAGGATTTACAATTGCGTTAAAGGATGATGGTACAGTTGTTTCTTGGGGTGTAAATTTTAATGGACAATGTCTAGGTACTGATATTAATGGAAATCCGATTGTTAGCGATAAAGCAAATGGAAGTATTCCTTTTAAAATAAATGGAAGTGAATATAATAATATTTCCAATATTTCATGTGGTGCTGCTCATACTATGGTTTTGCAAAAAGATAATATTACAAAATTAACACTTGATGAAACTGTTAACATTTATAACGATAGTATAATAACGTCTACATGGAATGAGCAAGTTGTTAGATTTTATCTAAATCCTAATATGATTAGTTCGGCATTAATTGGAAATTCGTATGCAATAATTGTAAAGAGTGTAGCATTACGCAGTAATTTTAAAAATACAACAGGTACATCTGGAAATGAAGTAACTAGAGATGAAGTAGTAGGAGAATATACATTTGGTAATTCTTCAAACAATGTATCATTATTTACTTTAAATTCTTCAAGATTTGCTACACCAGATTATTCCTCTGTTACTCCTAATGTTGATGGAAGAGTAATTCCTGTTCGTGGTGCTGAATATGGTGATACAGAATTAGATAGTTATCCTGTAATAAATATTATAAGAAAATCTAATGGTAAGTTTTATGCTCAAATTAAAGCCGGCGCTTTTCCATATTATCATGCTATTCCTCATTATCCAGTAATTGAAAATTTAGGTGGAATTGACGGATTCATTGCCAGTTTCATGAAAGTTTGTGATAGATCAACTGATTGGTATAATCATGTTGCTACTACTGAATGGGTATGTAAAGTTAAACATACTCAACTATCAACCACACCAACTAATTACCAAACAAATTCTTTGGTAAAAACCAAAATAGTATCACCTGTAATATCTGTAGTGGGAAATTACCCAACCCCAAGACGACCAGATCCATCTATTGTTATTTTTAACGGATCAACTACTAGACCTATAGTTGTTGCCTACACCACCACATTACCATTTATAAGAGATTAACATGAAATTTAATTCAAAATACGGATTCGATCTCGGATCAATAACTAACATAGACATAAATGGCGATATCACCGAAAATGATAAGGTTCTTATAGTTACCAAAGATGAGTTATCTAATACATATTTTCTAGAACCTAGAGATATTGGTTTAACATATCAGAATAATAGAACTCATATAACATTTAAAATTAATGATTATAATTTCAATAAATCATTTGTATTTTTAAATCAAACAGTAAAAACCGATTTAGATAAAACAATATGCACAATTGAATTGGATTTAACTACAAAACAAAAAGGAATGATATCTCTATCTGGTGAACTTTTTGCCAAAGAACAAATTCTAACAGAGTTTTATCATAATCATATATTTACTACAGGAACAAATGATTACTATGATGAAAGTAATAATACTAGACATAATTTTCAAAAAGTAGTCTGGTTATATAATCAGACAAGTGGTATTCGTGCTGTAAAGAAGAAACAACAATTTGCAAATATTGTTACTGATAATGGTAATTTTACACTAGAACCACTATCTTCCACGGTAGGAAATGATCCAACTAACAATAATATACCTACTGCAAATTTGCCTTATATAAATTATACATATATTAGTGGGATATTAAAAATAAATATTATTTGTAATCCTATATTAACTAATAGTAAACAAATTCTTTGGTTTGGTAATCTAGATCTAATAGTATCTGCAGTATAAACATGACAGAAAAAAAACCATTTAATTCTAATCCTGGATACAATCTACAAGATCTTTCTAATATTTCTGTTACAGGAATATCTTCTTCTATAGATAAAGTTTTAAAATTGAAAAAAGATGGAGAAATTGGCAAGTATTATTTGGATATTGCCGATATTCCAAGTGTTACTGATCCTGTATTAACCGAAATAGAACTATCCAATAAAAGTTCTTATTTTAAAAAATTTGTATTTTCAGGAGTAACTAATAACGAATATACAGATTTAAAGAGTTTTGCAATAGTTATTCCAAAAACTAATGGTAGGAAAAAAGCATACATTACTATGAACATTGACATGTATGGAATGTCAGAAAATGTTGACAGCGGATCCAAATACTATAATTTTACCACAGGATACAATCTTATAGGAACAAAATCTATAAGTAAAATTGCTGGTCCTAGTGATCCTGGTGGTCCTGGAACAATCACAAGCACAACAACATTATCAGGACCAAGTGGAGAAACTCTAGATGTTAATTGTGTTCCATGTGGAGCCGATCCATGTAGTGCTATTGGAGAAATTGATCTTACACCAATGAAACTTTCTTCTACTCCAAATGCAATGGTTGTTGCTAATGGTAAATTATATGTTGCAGGAAAATATGATGTTCCAGGTGGTGCATTAACAAATCAGGGAGCAGTTACAGTAATTGATTTAACTACAAGAAAAATAACTCGACTATTGCTAATTGCTACTTTAACAGGCCCAATTCAAAGTCTAGCATATAGTCCTCAAACACAATGTGTTTATGGTGTTGGTAATCAGTCAAATGGAAATTGCCATATAGTTATAGACTGTACCAATGACACAATTAAAACCGATGTTCCTAATTTTTCAACTGCTACAGTATTACGTGCAAGAAAAGTTGTATATAATTCAACTAATAAAAAATTATATTTCTTGCCACAAGTGGGTAATGTGGTTACTACATTAGATACATCAAATGGTCACAATCAAGTTGATATAACTATGAGTCTTTTTAGTACAATTGTAAATAATGCAATTGGTGATATGATTCATATTCCGTTGTCTGGTACTTTTAGTAGTGGATTCAATGAAGATAAAATGGTATTTACAGGTGTTTTGACAAATGGTGCTACAAAGGCAATATCATTTATTCTTAGTAATTCGAACACGCCTAGTTCACAAGTACAAACAATTTTTAATTATATTGGTGGTATAACATATAATCCAAATAATAAATTTATTTATATTCCTAGTGGAAATGCATATTCCACAACACAATCTCAAAACTCTTTTGTGCAAATATTAGATAATAGTAAAAATCTTCCAGGCACATCTTCTCTTTTTAATTATGCCACATCTCCTACTGGTTACGCAACAGTTAATACATCTGGTATTACTTGTCTTAATAACAAAGTTTATGTTACCGATAATAATTCAGCTGTTGGTACTGTTTCTAATGCTATTGTAGTGTTAGATTCTGCTAGTACTCAGACTAATACAACAAATCCGTTAATAACGAGTGGTTATATCAAAAATGACGGATACTATTCTTCAAATATAATAAGTGATCCAAATTCATCTACAATATTATATTCAACCGGCACTTCAAAAGCATCACCACTCACATATAAAGTTTTTATATTTAATACTTCTAAATCTGAAACAGGTAGTACTCTCGGAACAGTTGATTTTCCTTCTTATTGCAGTCAACTCACATCTGCGGGCGGTTGTTGTAATCCAGTCACAACCACCTCTACATCCACCTCTACAACCTCTACCACATCAACTACTACAGCAGCACCAACCTCTACAACCTCTACCACATCAACTACTACAGCAGCACCAACCTCTACAACCTCTACCACATCAACTACTACAGCAGCACCAACCTCTACAACCTCTACATCCACCTCTACCTCTACATCCACCTCTACATCCACCTCTACATCCAGCACTTCTACCTCTACATCCACCTCTACATCTAGCACTTCTACCTCTACATCCACTTCTACCTCTACATCCACTTCTACCTCTACATCCACTTCTACCTCTACTACATCAACTACTACGGCGGCACCTGTTCCGTGTCCAAATGAACCAATAGTTGATCCTGCAGGAATGACCTATACTTATAGACATATTCCTGGTTCTTTCTCTATTATTTTTACAGAAAATGATAATATACCTAAATTGTTATCTTTTGGTTCCGAGAACAGGCATCAGACATTTGTTGATTCCTTCTCTGTTTTAGACAATGAAACATGTGTAAATAATAATATTTCTAATATATTAAATCTTCAGCCAAATTTTGCAACCATGATGAATCCTATAGAAAATAATAAAACCAATATTAAGGGATATCCTAGACTAGTATCCAGTATAGATACTAATGGTAATTTACACTTGACTTTGCAAGCAAAAAGTGTAGAATATACAGGTGAACAAATCAATTGGTTTGGGTCTGTAGAAATGTTAGTAACAATAATGTAATCTTTATAAGGAGAATGTGCAGTGAAAGTAAAATTGTTTGATATTTATAATTCGATTCAGGTTATGAACAAGGTATTAGAAACTCCTCTTCCAGTTTCAGTTTCTTACCATTTAGGTAAAGTTTTCAAGTCATTGAATGATGAATTGAAAACAGTAGAAGAACAACGAATCAAGTTGGTTGAGAAGTTTGGTTCAAAGGAAGAAGGAAAAGAAGTTTCTGTTTCTGATGAAAACAAGGAAAAGTTTCTTAAGGAATTTTCCGAGTTATTGGAAACATCTGTTGAAATTGAATGGACACCTCTTTCAGTATCAAAATTCGACAATATTCAGTTAACAGTAGCGGATTTATCAAAGATCTCGTTCCTATTTACTGAATAAGTCAGTAAATCCTGAAAAACTAGAAATCTCTCCTTTATAAATAAGAATAAAGGAGAGATTTTTTATGTCTAGACCATCCACCAGAGAAGGATTAAAAGAGTATTGTTTACGTAAATTAGGGTATCCTGTTATCCAAATAAACGTAGATGATGCTCAATTAGAAGATAGAATTGATGATGCTTTACAATTATTTTCTGAATATCATTTTGATGGGGTCGAACGAGTATATATTAGAAAACAAGTAACTCGTATAGATATTGAGCGGGGATATATTCTTACAACAGAACCAACGGCGGCGAATCAAGCAGATGGTATTGTGGCAGCACCCGCAATTGATCCTACAGGTCAGAGTTTAATTTCTGTGATAAAATGTTATCAATTATTTAATACCTTGGGTGGTGGTGGTATGTTTGATGCCAAATATCAAATTGCATTAAATGATCTGTTTGGAACACGTGGCGGTGGATATACTCAAAGTATGGTTACTTATTATATTACTAGAGGTCATATGCAAATGCTTCAAGATCTATTAACTCCTGAAAAGACTATAGAATTTAGTAGAGTTACTAATAGAATATATGTGAATATGGATTGGAAGGGATTGAGTACTGTTGGTGAATATTTGATGTTTGACGGATACTCAATACTAAATCCAGAACAATATACCGATATCTATAACGATATGACTCTTAAACGATATGTTACTGCTCTTATTAAGCAGCAATGGGGATCAAATATGATGAAGTTTGGTAATGTGGAATTGCCAGGTGGTATAACTCTTAACGGAGCAGATATCTTTAGCGAAGCATCATCGGAAGTTACAAAGATTGAAGAAGATATTCAGAGTAAGTTTGAACTTCCACCAGGATTTATTGTAGGTTAATAATGGCTGTAAATCCATATTTTAATAATAAAAATTATAAGCCTACTCAAAATCTGTTTGAAGATTTAACTGAAGAGGTAATAAAAACATCAGGAATTGATGTGGTGTATGTTGTTAAAACCACAGATAAAGTAGATACATTGTTTGGTGATAACCAACATGGCAAATTAAAAAATTCATTCACAATAGAGATGTATCTATCTACAAGTAAACAGTTTGAAGGTGATAGAGATATTATTACAAAATTTGGTATGGAAATTAAAGATAATGTCTCATTAATAGTTTCTAAGCGTAGATTTAATCAAGAAGCCTCTAAACTTCCAGAATTGGCAGGAAGATTATATCCTATGAACAGACCTATTGAAGGAGATTTAATATATCTTCCTCTTGCTACAGTATCTGATAATCTTTATGAAATTAAGTTTGTAGAAAACGAAAATATGTTTTATCAACAGGGAGATTACTACACATTCAGACTTGATTGTGAATTATATAAATACTCAATGGAAACAATACAAACAGGATTTAGTAAGATCGATGATATAGAAAAAGAATTAGTTGACAGCGTTGATAGTAATAATGACGGAAAAACCGATTTTATTATAGATAATAAAGAAGTAAAAGATAATAGTATTCTGGAAACCGAATCTAGAGGTGTTTTAGATTTTACAGAAAAAGATCCATTCTCAGAAGGTAATTATTAATGTTTACTACATTCTATCATGGAACTATTAGAAAAATTGTTACCGCATTTGGTACTCTATTCAATAACATTTACATTGAAAGAGTTGATGGTACTACTATAAAGAAAATAAAAATTCCATTGATATATTCTGGAAAAGAAAAATTTATATATCGTTTAAATTTTAATACAGATAAAACTCAAGTTCAAACTATATTACCTAGAATAGGATTTAATATTATTTCTTTTACATATGATTCTGAAAGAAAGAAAAATTCAATAAATAGAAGATATAAAGAACAAGTTAATACAGATAATGATGTATCATTTCAATATAGATATGAAGATGTTCCGTATAATATTGAATTTGAATTAAATATCTATGCTCGAAATATGGATGATGGTCTGCAAATTATAGAACAGATTTTACCATTTTTTACACCAGAATTTACTATTACAATTAAACCAAAGATTTTAAATACTAGTAATGAAAAAATAGATATTCCTATTGTACTTAATACCATAACACCTTCCGAAACATATGATGGTACGTTTAAAGATGATACAAGACTATTAACTTGGGATTTAGCCTTTACAGCAAAAACCTTTTTGTATGGTCCAGTAAAACAAGCAGGACTAATTAAAGATATTAATATAAACTTTTTTGATTTTGAAGAAATTTAAAATGGCAAATAAAAAATATGCACATATAAGAATACGACCCATTGTGTATGAGAAAAATACTGATGGTGAATATGAACTAGATACTAATGGTGAAAAGATTGTTTTGGTATATCCTGAATATGTAGATCCAACAGAACCATATGAATTTTTAATAGAAATTGATGAAACTATAAACTGATAATATGAAAAAAAAATTACCAAAAAATTATGATAGTTCTCCTGATATAAATCAGAATACGCAATTATCCCCTGATGGTGGTAATCCTGTAGTGGTTCCACCAGAAATTTTAAATGTTCATAATGAAACTAGTACAACAACATCTACAACTTCAACAACTACAATAGCACCAACAACATATTCTGGTTCTTCAACCACTACAACACTTGCTACAACTACAACAACTACTGCAGCAATTCCAAAATTACCAACAATTACTAGTATTACTCCTAATTCAGGATTTACTTACGGTGATACTACTATAATTATTATAGGAAGTAATTTATATGAAACCAAGTCTATTGTAATTGGTGGAGTTCCTGTTAAAACTTTTAATATTATTTCTCCAACTTATGTTGCTGCCGTTACTGGCGCTAATACTTCGGGATATTCTACTCTAGTTTTAACAACGGATACAGGAACAGTAACAAAAATTAATGCTTTTAATTATATTACTCCATTACCAACAATAACTTCAATATCTCCAACTGAAGGATTAATTGAAGGTGGTACTATTGTTAATATAACTGGAACAAATTTATTTGATGTTATTAGTGTAATAGTTGGAGAACACCTTGTATCTTTTTATGAAATTTCTAAAACTGTACTTAGAATTATAACAAATCCTTCAACCACAGATATTGGTGTTAAAAATATTACAGTTCAAACTAAAACAGGATCAGTTACCTTATCAAACGCATTCACATATGTTTACGTGCCTACACCGACAACTACATCAACAACATCTACCACAACTACTACAACTTTACCAATTACTTCAACTACTAGTACAAGTACAACCTCTACAACATCCACAACTACTATTGTACCAACCACAACAACCACCACACTTTCAACAACTACTACCACTATAGCACCAACATCAACCACTTCAACCACATCAACAACATCTACCACTACTGCTTCTCCATATTTACGTAGTTGTAATGCAGGAGAATCCGAATGGATTTGGAGTGGAGGTATGTTTTCTCGTCAATGCTGCGAATGTACTGGTCAAGATTTATCAACATATTGTTGGGATGTGGCTACATCTCCTTCTGGATTAGACGAGTCTAGTAATAATGATTGTAATTGTTGTAGATTTGAAACAACTACCACACAAGCACCAGGAACTGTTCCAGATGCAGTTACAGGAATAACAGTATCTTATGGAGAATACACAGATAAAATTTCAATATCATGGACTTTACCTGCATCATTAGGTTTTGTTGATATGGATCCAACAGATCCAAATCAACCAATTGATTTTTATAATGTTTATAGAGATATGATGTTTATCACAAGCGGTTTAGGATCATCATATGATGATTCTGGCGCAACTCCTGGTGTATTACATGCATATGAAGTGTTGGCACACAATGGTTATGGATACAGTCCCGATTCCGCCATAGTTACTGGTTGGAGAAAATTAGAACAACCTATCAATTTAATAACAAGTAAAAATGATACTACAGGTATTACTAGCACATGGGATTCTGTTGCAGGTGCGACTAGTTATAACATTTATAGAGGAACTGATCCTAGTACTATGACTCTTTTAACAACAACTCCATCTAATTCATATTTTGATTCTTATGTGGGATTAAACCGATCATCTTTATATTATTATAAAATTTCTGCTGGTTGCTCTTTAGGAGAGGGTGAAACAAGTGGTGTTTCTTTTGGTCATTTAAAAATAGCACCTCCAATAATTTCAACAAGTATTAATACTCCAACAGGAGATATTAAAATAAATTGGAGTGATATTGATTCTGCTGCAAATTATGAAATTTATCGCGGATTATCTGCAAATACCGCTGCAATGACACTTATTAACCAATCCACTATATCTACATCATATATTGATAATGACATAAAATTGGTTATGGGTACTACTTATTATTACTCTGTAAAGAGTGTAAATGGTTTTGGATCTAGTGAGTTTTCAAATATTGCGTCTAAACAAATGGCAGCACTACCAACTCCTGTAAATTCTGCTGATTATGAAATTTGGGGTGTAGATTTTGGAAGGAATGATCCAACAAATAGTATATTCACTACTAATAAAGGAATTACTACAGTTGTATATCCAGGAATAACTGGTGAAAATGGTCAAAGAAATTCAAATGAATTAGGATATCCTATAGATAACACCAATTGGAATACATTTAAAACGTACTTGTCATCTATACCAGCAGGGAGAAGAGTTATTGGTCTTTTTCCTTGGTGGAGAGATATTGGAGTATATATGGAAACCACTAAAATGTATTATCAAGAAACTAGTGATGGTACTACATACAATGGTAAAAAATTCTTAACGCAATGGGCAGATCAAAATGCTTCTGATGCTGCTGCTTCTTTTACTGCATTTTTAAATAAATGCAAAACCGATGGAGTTTCTTTTGATTATGCACAGGATGACAAAGAAACGTATTCAAAATGGATGTTAAATGGTGACAGTGCAAGAACTTATCCTTGTAGTGAAGAAGGAAAAAGAGATTCAAAATATACTGCAACATTTACAGCAGGAAGTACTACAGCAACACTAACTTCTGGTAGCAATCAGTTTATGTTAGGTGGAAGTTCTCCTGTTGCAATTGTAAAATCTCAATGTATTGGATCTGGAGCAATTGCAAGAGAAACAAAAATAGTTAGTATTGCGTATCCAGCCAATTCAACAACATTCACAATATCACCAGCAGCAACAGTTTCAGGATCTATAACTTTTAGTGTACAACCTCTTACTTATAGTTGGGATTCTAGATTATTAAAAGCAATGTTTAATGATGTTAGATTTACTACTAAACCACATCCTGTAACAGGGAAAACTTTTGCTCAAGAATTTATTGATAATTATAATACACTTTCTGGTCACTCTCATACAACTGCGGATTGTGCAGAATTATTACGACCATATTTAAATCTTTCTAAGTGCCCAACAGGAAGCGAAACTACAGGAGATTGTTATCCAACCGCTTATTGGACACCATATGGTGGTGGCGTTGGAAATGGACATATGGGAAACGGCTACAGTTTGCTAGATGCGCAAAATAATAAAGGATATATATCTCCTCCATACACCATAGGTGCTGGCCCAGATAATACTACAGGTAACGCATATTCAATTGTTTCTTATTTAATACCAGCATGGGAAAATACCGTATTAAATTGGCAAATATACTATATGAATACATTCTGTCGTAATTCATTACAAAAATTTGATGAATTTAAAAATGTAAAATATTCACATTATGAATGGGCACCTATTTCATTAAGTGAAACTCCATATACTCAGGATTCTAATATACAGGCACATGCTTTACCGTATCAATCAGATGTTATTACTGGTAGTAGTTTCTATGGTGCAATTTATGGCCCAAAAAATCTTTGGATATATGGTGGTAAAATAGGAACGTTCTCTGGTCCTACTGCTTATAATGGTGAATCGCTTGCTAGTTGGTTGCAAGATTTTTCCTATAGAAGCGGATATGTTGCTACACCAAATGATCAATGGGAAAAATGGACATGGTCTGGTTATTTGGATGTTCCATACGGAGGACAATCTGGTAATGCAGCATTAACTCGTTATCCTGTTTCAATTCCTGTAGATGAAATAAAATTTGAAGGTTCAGTATCGGGTACTACGCTTACAGTCACTAACATATTATCAGGAAGTGGTTCCTTTATTGGTGGTCAAATACCTGATACAACAGTAGGTAATGTTGTAACTATTATATCAGGCCCTACTACTGGAGGAACAGGTACGTATGGACTTAGTACTACTGTAACTCCTGCTTCTTTAGTATCTCGTAAATGGAATTCTACAATTTGGAAAAAAATGTATGATGAGGGTGCGTACAAAATTTTTGTAGATTATATAAAAGAAAGTAGACATAGTCTACGAAGTAATATAAATTATCATAAAACATGGGCACCATGGGTTGCTTATGGATTTAATTGGGGAAATGATAATGCATATTGGTACGAAATGTTATTTCATATTTTTGTTAGTGGATGTAGTCATTTGCAATTATTTGAAATTGCTAAGTCTGGATATACGTCAAATGTACAAAACGCATTAGATATATGGAGAAATTTAAGTAAAAATTCTAAAACTATTCCATGTACTAATAGCACAGGAGATACTACGCAATTAGTTGATCGTCTAGAAATAGGTAAATGTTTTACAAAATACACCATTAGTGGCGGAAAAACAGAAAAAAGTGGATTATATATTTGGAGAATAACCTTGGCTCCAGAAAAATTCTATACTAATTCAACAGTTACATTGCAAAGAGTTGGTTCTGATAGTGATATACCAGCAACAATAACAATAAATAGTTTAGATAGTGATGTTACAAAAAGAAGAGGATGTTGGATAACACGAAATGTTTCTACTCCTCCTGAATATGTTTAAAAGGAATAATTATGGGTGGCAAAAAATCAATTGATGAAAAATTAGAAGATGAATTTAATTTACCAACTACTGTTGGTGATATTATAGAAAATCCAATAGTTCTTGAAGCAAAGTTAGTTCCAAGACAAGAAAATTTAGATAAAGATTTTGAAGTAGTTCGAACAAATCTTTATGATATTATAAGCAAAGGTCAGCAAGCAATAGAAGGAATTCTTCATGTTGCTTCAGAAGGTGATTCTCCTAGAGCATATGAAGTAGTATCTCAGTTGATAAAAAGCGTGTCTGATGCTAATAAAGATCTTTTACAATTACATAAAGAACTTAAACAAATTAAACAAGAATCAAATAGCGGCAATCAATCGGCAGGTACTATTACAAATCAATCAATATTTGTGGGAAGTACCGCAGATCTTCAAAAATTGTTAAAAGGTAAAGTTCAAGAAATACAAAAACTTGAAGGCGAATTATGATTGGTGACAAGAATTCTTATTTGGGTAATCCAAATCTTAAAAAAATCAATGTAAATGTAAATTTTACACCAGAACAAGTAGAAGAGTATATAAAATGTTCAGAAGATCCTGTTTATTTTATGAAAAACTATGTAAAGATTGTTAATCTTGATAAAGGATTAATAAATTTTGAAACCTATCCGTTTCAAGAAAAACTTGTCAGATTGATTCGTGATAATAGATTTGTTATTGCAAAGATGCCTCGGCAGTGCGGAAAATCTACAACCATTGTGGCAGATATTCTTCACCATGCTTTATTCAATGAAAATCAGACTATTGGTATTTTGGCAAATAAAGAAAAGGTTGCCAAGTTACATATGGATCGTTTAAAGATGGCATATGAAAATCTACCAAAGTGGTTACAGCAGGGTATTAAGGAATGGAACAAGTACTCTGTTGAACTAGAAAATGGATCAAAAGTTATAGCATCTGCTACTTCTGCCTCTGCTATCCGAGGAGGTTCATTTAATTATATTCTATTAGACGAATTTGCCTTCGTTCCTGAAAATATTGCAAACGAATTCTATAGTTCAGTGTTTCCTACAATATCTTCTGGTAAAACCTCAAAGTTAGTTGTTATTTCAACTCCAAACGGATTAAATTTATATTATAAGTTGTGGATTGAAGCAACAGAAGGTAGAAGTAGTTTTAAACACATTAGTGTTCATTGGAGCGATGTTCCTGGCAGAGACGATAACTGGTATAAAAATGAATTGGCTAATCTTGGAGAAGACAGATTCCGAACAGAGCATGAATGTGATTTCATTGGTAGTACAAATACTCTTATTACTCCTGAAAAACTTAAAACCATGGTTTTCAAAAAACCTGTACATGAAACTGAACAAGGATTAAAGATTTATGAAAAACCTGTGGTTGATACAAAAAATCCAGAAAACAATCATACCTATGTGTTGACAGTGGATACCGCCAGAGGTGCTGGAAGCGACTACCACGCATTTGTTGTGGTTGATATAACAAAAGCCCCCTATAAAATTGCCGCAACGTTTAAAAATAATGATATATCTCCTATGGTCTATCCAAGTGTGATATATCCAGTAGCACAGCAATATAATGGTGCATACGTTTTAGTAGAAATAAATGATATTGGTGGTCAGGTGGCTGATATGTTACATAATGACATGGAATACGACAACCTATTAGTTTCTACCATTAGAGGTAGAAAGGGTCAAACCCTAGATGGTGGGTTTGGTACGGGTCATACTCAATTGGGTCTTCGTACCACAAAGGCTGTAAAGCGTCTAGGATGCTCTGTGCTTAAGTCTATGATTGAATCCAATAAGATGCTTATATCAGATTATCATATCATACAAGAACTTGTTTCTTTTGTTTCTAAGAATAATTCGTTTGAGGCAGATGCTGGTCATAATGACGATCTTGTTATGTGCTTGGTTTTATTTGCGTGGCTAACTACACAAAATTATTTTAAAGATCTTACAAATATGGATGTAAGAAAAACTGTATTTCAAGAAAAAATACGACAAATGGAAGATGAGATGTCCCCCTTTGGTATTATTGATGATGGAAGACCTGATATATCAGAAAATATAGATAGTTCTGGTACTGTTTGGAACGATGCGGAATATAGAAATAATGATTTTTATACATAACCGTAGACTAAAATACAGGTATAAGGAGAGAAACTATGGCATTTCAAATGAGTCCAGGCGTAGAAATTAGAGAATTTGACTTAACACAGGTTATTCCAACGATTGCCACTACTCCTGCTGGGTTTGTTGGTGTGTTCCAATGGGGACCAGTAGATAAAAGAGTATTGGTTCAGACAGAAAAACAATTAACTTCCTATTTTGGTAAGCCATTAGCGTCTACTGGTTATGAAATCGATTGGTTCTTAGTTAGTAATTTTCTTTCATACGGTGGTCAATTAAATGTTGTTAGAACCTATTTAGATGATAAAAATGCAAATTCTAAGGGATTGACAAGCATTTTAATAAAAAATAGAGAAAATTACGAAATACAAAAAACAATAAATGCTGATGTATGGGGAGTTGAAATTGCTGCAAAATATCCAGGAAATTTAGGAAATTCTTTGCAAGTTGTAATGATCGATAGTGCAGATCCTTATCCAAATCCTACTGATGGAACTGGTTTATGGGATACTTATATTGATGCTTACGGATTACCAACCACTTCTTCTTATGCAAGTCAAATAAATCCAAATGCCAATGATGAATTTCATATTCTAGTTATTGATGCTGGTGGAAAAATTTCAGGAACTGTTAATACTGTTTTGGAAGTTTTCTCAAATGTTTCTAAAGCATTAGACGCAAAAAGTCCAGAAGGTGTAACAATTTATTGGAAAAATGTTTTAAATAATAAATCAGAATATGTGTGGGCTTGCGATAACCCTTCGGTTGCATTATATACTTCAGTATTTAATGCTCAATGGGGCACCGCAGTAAGTACTTCTAATTCTTTTAGAAAATTAGAAGATTTACAAACATATACTCTTTCTGGTGCCGAATTAACTGCATACACTGAAAACAATACACCAGATATTGAATCTGCTAAAGTTTTATCGTTTATTCAAAATTTTGAAAATCCAGAAGAATCTGATGTTTCTCTTCTGATTGCAGGAAACCTTTCTGCAAGTAATGCAAAAATGATTGTTAATATTGCAGAAGCACGACAGGATTGCATTGCATTTGTTTCCGCTAAATGCGGAGATGTTGTAGACGCTTCTGGAGATGTTGATTCTGAAGGTTCAATATATACTGTTCTTTCTGCTTATAGAAATATTATAGGATCTTCTTCATACGGTGTTATGGATAGTAATGCCAAATATCAATATGACCGATACAATGATAAATTCTTTTATCTTCCACTGTGTGCTGATATTGCAGGCTGCTGTGTTAGAACAGATACTAAAAAAGATCCTTGGTGGTCTCCTGCAGGCTACGAACGTGGAAGAATTAATAATATTGTTAAATTGGTTTGGAATCCTAGCAAAACTTTCAGAGATAAGTTGTACCAATCGGGTATCAATCCTGTAATTTCTGCTCAAGGAACTGGAGCCATTCTGTTTGGTGACAAGACATTGCAATTAAAAGCAAGTGCTTTTGATCGTATCAATGTTAGAAGACTGTTTAATGTTTTAGAAAAAACAATATCTACTGCTGCCAAGTTCCAATTGTTTGAATTTAATGATGCTTTCACAAGAGCACAATTTAGTCAATTGGTTGAACCTTTCTTGAGAGAAGTTCAAGGAAAACGTGGTATTAGTTCTTATGCTGTTGTATGTAACGAAACAAACAATCCTGGCAGCGTGGTTGATCAAAATCAATTTGTTGCTGATATATTTGTAGCACCAGCAAGAAGCATTAATTTTATAAGACTCAATTTTGTTGCAACCCCAACAGGTGTAACTTTCGCGGAATTCGGTGGATAAGTTTATAAAATGATGCTAAATACAAGAGGAATAACAAGGAGTAACTTAAATGGCTGATTCATCAATTAATTCATTCATGTCCGCATTCGATGGTGGTTCTAGACCGAATCTTTATTCGGTTACTATGAATTGTCCAGTTGGACCACTTCCACAGTTGCAGTTTTTATGTAAATCTGCAACACTTCCTTCCTCAATCTTAGGGGAAGTTGCTGTTCCTTATCTTGGTCGTATTGCAAAATACCCAGGAGACAGACAGTTTGAGGATTGGACAATTGATATTCTTAATGATCAAAACATGTCTTTAAGAAATGTTATGGAATATTGGAACGAATTGTTTAACACATATTCGGGTAATACTACTCCTATTCCAAATCCTAGAGCAGGTTTTGGTTCAGCAACTGTTGCTCAATTATCACGAAATTATCAAGTTGTCAAATATTATCAATTCTTTGATATTTGGCCCGAGAATGTTGCAGCGGTGCAATTAGGTTACGATCAAAATGATCAGGTATCTGATTTCCAATGTACATTTAAATATTCATACTTTGTTTCAAGTTCTTCACCGTTCCAAACAAACGTTGCAATGGTTCCTGGTGCAGGTCTTGGTGGCACTGGTGGTCTTGGTGGTGCAGCAGCTGCTGCTATTGGTGGTTTGGCTAGTGGTGCAGGTCTTGGTGGTCTGGGTAGTGGTGGTGGATTTGGTGCTGGAAACAACAACAAAACTAGTGTAGGATTCGGTATATCCACGGCTGGTGGAAATAGTTTCGGATTCGGGTTTAGTGGTTGATTCCCTTTTAACAAAAAAGGATTTATATTATGGCATTTGATATTTTTGGGTTTACGTTTGGAAAAAGAGAAAAACCGATTGACAATATTGAATCGTTCGTTCCAAAAAATGTGGAAGACGGTTCTAGTGTTGTTGAGGCTGGTGGTTTTCAAGGATTTTATGTCGATATTGATGGAACTCTCAAATCGGACGTGGATCTTATTAGAAAATACCGTGAAATGTCTTTACATGCCGAAGTTGATATGGCAATTGAAGATGTAGTAAACGAAGCAGTAACAGAAGACGCTAAAGGAATAATTGTTCAATTAGTTTTGGACAAGGTTGAAATTCCTGTTGAAATTAAAGAATTAATGTTTGAAGAATTTTCAACCATTTTAGATCTTTTAGATTTTAATAGAAAAGGTCAAGATATTTTTAGAAAATGGTATGTTGACGGTAGATTATATTACCATCATATTCTTCACGATGATCCTACACAGGGTTTAAAAGAAGTTAGACAAATCGATCCTATTCTTATTAGAAAAATTAAAGAAGTTAAAAAAACAAATAAACTAGGCCCAATTCCTGTTGTTCAACAAACAGATGAATATTATGTATTTTCTAATTATGAAAAAACAAATCCATATGATGTCAAGGGTTTGAAAATTTCTTTGGATAGTATCAACTACGTTCATTCTGGAATTTATGATTATGGAACCAAGCGAGTAGCAGGATTTTTGCATAAGGCAATTAAACCCCTGAATCAATTGCGCATGGTGGAAGATGCCAGCGTAATTTACAGATGGTCAAGAGCACCTGAACGACGAGTATTTTATATTGACGTTGGTTCTTTGCCTAAAAATAAAGCAGAACAATATTTACGGGATCAGATGAACAGATTCCGAAATAAAATTGTTTATGATGCTAATACTGGTGAAATTCGAGATGATCGTAAACATATGAGCATGTTGGAAGATTATTGGTTGCCACGACGTGAAGGTGGCAAGGGTACAGAAATTTCAACTCTACCAGGTGGTCAAAATCTAGGAGAGATGGAAGATGTTCTATACTTTCAAAAGAAATTATTGAAATCTCTTAATATTCCTATTAGTCGTATTGAAGCAGAAAATGGTTTCAATATGGGTCGTTCTTCAGAAATTACTAGAGATGAACTTAAGTTTGCAAAATTTATCAATCGTATGCGTGTAAAATTTAGTGAATTATTTTTAAACTTTTTACGAGTTCAATTATTATCCAAACAAATTATGAGTGATGAGGATTGGAAGCAGATGCAACAAAAGATTTCTTTCCGTTTTGCTACAGATTCATATTTTGCAGAATCCAAGCAAGCAGAAATAATGAAGGATCGTGTTGCTATTCTAAGAGATGTTGCAGATTATTCTGGCAAATTCTATTCTGATAAGTGGATTCGTAAAAATCTTCTACAACAAACAGATGATGAAATTGCCACAATGGATCAGGAAATTTCAGAAGAACAAGCAATTCAATTACAAAAACAACAAGAAGCCGCTGCACAGGCTGCACAGGCTCAGGGTGCTCCTCCTGATGGTGCTGGTGGTCAACCAGGCGCAGATCCGTCACAAGGTGGTATAAATACGGGAGAACAGTCAGATCCAACTGGAGGTAAAACTTTCGATGCCAGCAGCCTATTATGATATAAAAGTTCAAGAAGGATCTAGTTTTAAGTTAGATTTACATTTTCGAGATACAGACTCTAAAGTTGTAGTATTAAAAGGTGATTCAACTTCTTCTCCACCATTCATAATACCTATTCCAAAAGGATATGAAGATTTATTTGATCCGTATACTAACATGTTGGTTTTAGCAAAAATGCAGGTAAGAAGTTCTGTAAACGGTTCTATTGTGGGAATTAATAAAATTTATGAAAGTGACGATTACTCACCGTCACTTGTTGGTGAAACTCGACCAGGTAGACCAAATGCCACTCCAATAGATATTACATTAACAAAAGGTAAGAGTGCTGTACCAAATACAACTCCTGTCACATACAAAGAAGAACCAAATATAAAAATAAGAATTTCTCCAAACATAACTAAACGTATTAATTATGGAAATTATTTATACGATCTTGAATTATATTTTTATCAGAATACCTTAGCGGCTACAGATGTTGCAAGCGGTAAATCTGGTTTAGGATCTGTGGTTATTAGAATATTGCAAGGAAGATTTATAGTATCCCCATCAATAACTAGAGGTGCTTCAGCACTACCATAAGATCAATAAATGGCAAATCCAATTGTAGATTTAAATAACTATTATGTATCAATTTTTGATAATACTCCTGTATTACAGACAAAATTAAAGGTTAATAACGTAATTGATATTGTTTCTTTTCGTGCTACAATTGTAGATATTAAAGAAGAATCACACAGAGATCCTAGTTATCAAGCAAGTTATAATAGATGTACATCATCAACATGCTCAGATTATACTGAAGGATTCAACTATATTCCTAGTTGCGGATCTTGCGAGCAACCATTAGACACTCAATTTGGAGATACTATTAATCCTTGTTTTTCTTCTACACTATTATCAAAAATAGATTTTAATTGGGAAAACCTATTAGAGACTCCTGATACAAATGATACTATACGAGATCCAGATTTAGGTGGTGGTTTTTCTGTTGTTGATAATATTGCAGATAATGATGATCCTGCAAATAATAATTTTTCTAATTTTTATTCTAGTTGGGTTCATTATAGTCAAAGTTTTTCAAATACCACAACGGATGGTGGGTGGAGAGGATATGCAGGAAAAAATGGTAAAGTTTCATACAATAAATTTTATGCATTAACAGGATATTGGTTGGATCCTAATTCTGATCCGTGTTTAGAAAATTCCAATTATTTATATCAATGCGCCGTATCTTGTGAAACCGGTGATGTTGTTGGTTGTTGGACAGTTGGATATTTTCAAAGACCAAAAGGTGAACAACCAATTCCAACTTCGGGTGAAGTAGAGTTTGGTTCTGTATGGGCAATAACTGGTTTAGAAGAACCATTTCCAACAGTTAGAAAATATTATCAAATATATGATCCTCTTCAGATTGTGGCATCAGGAATATCATTAATTGGTGTTAATAAATTGGGACAAAATCCTACAAATCCAACCAATGGTTATGAACCACTAATGATGTCAGAAAGTTGTGGAGGCAATCCAAGTTGTGCAGCAAAAGTTTGTGCTCCAATTAGAACAAATGTAGACTTTGGAGATGCAGAATTTTTGAAAGATACAAATTGTCTTTCTTCAAATGATTATAGAAACACAGATTCTCGATGCGTTACCTCTAAATGCCTGACTAATTCTTATAAACCTACTCCATCTACAGAAAAATTTAATAAACCAGTAAATCAATTGAAATTTTCTCTTTTAGGTGATTTGGAAGGGAAAGTTTTTACGGATAGTGCAACATCTTATAATTTTGGAAATTGTTATTTTCCATTATCCGCTAAACAAGAAGGACATAACGGTAGATTTTTATACGGTGGGCCAAATAAAGCAAGTAGAGATCTTGGTTATGTACAATCAACATTTTCTAATTTAAAAATCAGTTCTTCATTTTATTATGGTGATTGTATGTCGTGTTTAGAAGCAAAAGCAAATGCAAAATATGAAGTATCAAAAATTACTGCAACCAATCAATCTTTAATATCTCCATTTTATAATAAATGTGGTGTAGATTTTCCAATTGTTAGTTCTGGTGCTGGCATGGGAAATCCTGATGATACTACATGTATGCAAATTGGAGCATGTGGTGATGGTGCAGGAAGATGTGTTTCTTGTCATAGGAAATATAACATTGACTGTAATTGTGTAAGATGTGGTGATGTATTTATTACCGGCGCACCAAAAATTACTAATTGGAACTATGCAAATACTGTATGGGGTAAACTTGATGGTACTCCGTGGGAAACTACTGGATTTCTTGTTGCATCAAATTTAAGTAAATTAGGATTTCCTAAGAATATAAATTGTAATCCAAATAATATTTTATCTCTACGTGATATATCTTGCTATAATCATAATTCTGGTGGATACGGAAGAATATGGTATTTTTGGGATAAGAGTAAAAAATTTACAGATTTAGGAATGAGGACTTTACCTATACATTATCCTACTGGAATTCATAATGATTGGTCTTTATGGACTAGCTATCTGGGTAATCCTAAAGTTGGAGATAGAGCAATTGTGCCATTTTGTATTACTTGTTATGAACAAATGAATCAAATAGAAAATACTGATGGAACACGTAAAATTAATCCAACCTTGAGTGTTGTTACTGGTGTAAAATTGGCTCCAATTTCAGAATATACGGATGGAGAATATGCAGCAAAAACTTTAGATAGAGATACTTTTTATAATGCATATACAAATACCTATTTGTATTATAGTAGAAGAGCCAGTGCTACTATATTACCATGTGATAGTTCAAATCTTGGAGAACAAATAGGAACATATAATTGTTCATGTAATCCAACTCCATGTATAGATGATATTATGATTGGAATGATTCCTGTTCAAAATATAGCAACTAGTTGTATCACAGGAACAACTGGATCTGATAGGTGGAAAGCCGATTCAAACCTTGGAACTTTTCCTTCAATATATGAAATACATTTAGAGGGTGATGGATATACAGTTGATAATTTATATCCACTAATTGGCCCAAATGGTAAAGTACGTTATGGAGATAGTAAAAGTAATTTTGATACAATTACAAACGTTGGTTCAAATTGGGATTCTACTACTAATAGATTTTTGTTTACATCTAAAAAGAGTGAACCTACAGAATTTGGATTTTTTACAAATATGGGTGTAGATATTTTAGATCCAACAATGTTTTGGTCAAAACCTATAACGTTTTTAAATACTCCAGGAGTTATTGTATCAAATCCAACAAATAGAGATGACGGATCGGATAGTTATTCTAGATTTTTAAGATTAAGAGATGCTTATAATATTTCATATGCTAGTTCTGCAGTCTTGAGTAAGTATGGTATAGTTGTTCCTAATCCATTACCAAGAAATGAAAATGATCTTACAAATCCTGATTGGAAGAGACAATTGCAATGAGTGCATTTTCTCTTAGAGATACTTATTGTTCATGTATAGAACCACACTCCATAGGTTCCAAGGGAACTGCAGGAATTTATAAAATTCCAAGAGGAAAAAAGTGCTCTGATATGTTGCCAGCGCAAGCACATTTAAATAATTGGTGTTGTTTTTATAAACGTTGGCAAAATGTTTTAGGAAATAATATTATACCAAATGATACTAGTTTGTTTGGATTGATGGCAAAGGATCCAAAAACATACAATCAACAAATATACCCATGGGGAGATATGGGATGGTTTGGGCCATTTGATACGCAGGAAGAAGCAAAATCTGCAGTAGAAAAACAAATTTTTGAAAATTATTCTTTTTGGGATGTGCTTTGGAGACCAATGGTTAAAATTGCAACAGAGTCTTACGAACAAAGAGACATATATGGAGTTGTTGGTGGATTTAATATACACGGTCAAACATTAAATAGAGATGGTCAGACATGTGGTGCTGTTACATATTATTCTGGTAAAAAAATACAAAATATTATAGATAAAACTGGTAAAAATGTTACATTATGGATATGGGAAGTTGACGGAGATAATAAATTAGGAACATGTGTTTCAGATAAAAATGAATGTTATCGTTACAGTACTGTTATAAATAAACAAAATTTTTGTCAAAATAATGAAAAAGATTTAACATTTGGTAATAATAATTATGGTTGTTGGTGCTGTGGTAATTATGTAAATCTAACTTCGGTGGATGATTTATATAATAATCCATTTTCTATTAATATAGGGCCATGTGGAAATCCGTTTCAATCAGATAAAAGAAATGGTCGTGGTAAATTTGATAAATATGATAACCGACCAGGAGGAGTAATATAAGTTATGGCAACACCAATATATAATTCTCCAAATGGAGGAACAAATCCTAGTTGGATATCAAACATTAATTTAGAAAATTCCACAGCCGGAGTTCCTGGTTTTATAAACATTTCTAGACATCAATGTGTTGGTGATAGTCCTGAAGGCCTTTTAAGATTTAAAGGTGGTTATGATTGGTCATGCACTCATTATCCGTATGAGCAAGCAGTAGCGGATGCTGCTGGTATTTCTATTACATTAGATGTAAGTTCGCCAAATTTAGAAAAATCATTAACAGGAATAGATTATGTTACTAAAAAAGAAAAAATTGTTACTACTGTAAATGGTGGTATGCCTTTAGTAAAAGGCTTAAATGGATGTGATAGAACATTAGGATTTCGTCACCCAAGAACGAATCAACAAGATCTTAAATATTTAGGAATTCCTGGAGATGATGTTAATCCTCTTCCTAGCGTATATCCTGGATCACGTGTAGATTATTGGATTCATGCTATTGGATCTCCTATGACTGATACTCCTCAAGCAGTAAAACTTGGTTATATAATTTTAAGACCTAATGGTAGCTCAAAAAATCCAACACCTATAACTCAACAAGGTGGTATGTTTTATAGTCAACATTCTAACGTTAATGCTGATTGTCAAAGATTAGGATTACGAGGAGTATATGGTGGAGTTTTTGAAATTGGTGAAGAATTTAAAGAAGGTGATGTTTTAATTTTAACAATAGGCAGTGACGGTGATGATAATAGAGTTTCTATATCCGCTAAAGGGCCATATGGAATTGGTTCTATGAAAAATAATGCGGGTCAAAGAATGGGAACATGTATTGGAAATAAAAACATTCCAAATAAACATTGTAAGTGTGCTGGAGATCCAGGATGTAACAGAGGTGCAGAGTATCCATGGCACGAATGTGCTTCTTCTTTTGGAAAAAGATGTGGATGTCACGGAACGTGTGATGAATTATATAATAGGTCTACTATAACAAGTTATGGTCTGTTGGCACCATCTTCAGGAAAAGTAAATGGAGTATATAGAGAGCATTATGCAAGCTGGTGGCATAAAAATGGTCAGTCTCATGGTGGAGTTGGTGATGGAAGTTGCAATGGGGGTGTTGGTGGACAACCATCATTTGGGGCTCAAAATGTTAATATTGCAGGACTATCTGTAAGAATAGATATTACTCCAAAAACTAGAAGTCGTTCTGATATTGGGTGTTTAAATACTAGAGATTTTGATAATTCGTTTGGATTATATCAACAATTATGGGATCATCCAGAATCTGGTAGTCATATTGCAAAATTAGTACCATATGATTATTATGAATTTCCATTAAGAACTTCTGTGAATTGGTATGCTAGAGAGTGTTCTTTAGTTGTAAATGAATTTAATGAAAATGTACAAAATTCAATAATATATAAATCTGGATGTGGTTCTAATCTTGGAGATTTACCAGGAGATGAAACCTTTGCAGGTAGAGCATATGATACAAAATGTGTTTCATATTCTATGAATATTAGTCCTAAAAATAATATTTTAACAAATACAGATAAATGTTGCGCTCCTGTTATATCTGGGCCATTTTTAATAGAAGAAAATAAAAAGGGTGTAAGAGGAGAACGACTGAATGATTCTCCAAATAAAGATGAAAGTTTGCAACCAGATATTTCTAATTATTATAATTTAAAATATATGTTAGAAAATAGAGTTGTGTGTGAGTGTCAGGGAACTTGCAGAAATCATAGAGATGATCAAGATGATCCTGTGATAATTATTACAGATGATACTAGTATAAAATCTTATACATGCGATCCATCCACATATAGTTGCGTAGGTACTACAATTGAACCTGACCAATTAACACATTTTGCAAAATATACAGATTGTTCCAGTAAATGTGCTAGACCAGATGTGTGTACTTCAGGGTGTCCATGTTATGAAGCAGATGGTGAAACTAGAATATATTATCTAGATAATTTAAATCCTTGTTTTTTTTGCTGTTCTGGACCACTAAATGGAACTCAAATGTTTACAGTTTCACCAAATATGGGTGATGTTGGAGGTGGCACTGCAATTACTATTACTGGTCAAGAATTCACAGGAACAACTTCTGAGGATCCTCCAATCACATATACTGTAGATAGAATATATCTTGGCACTGGTGATGGTGAACAAACTAATCTTGATTGGGAATTAGTTACTTCACTTAATGTTATAAGTGATAAAAAACTTACGTGTGTTACACCACCAGGAACTGTTGGCCCTAAAGATATTATTATGTTTACCAAGGATACAGTCACAGGTGAAACACTAGATCAGATAACTAAAGTTGAGGGATTTACATATGGTATAAGTGAAAGTTTACCAGCAATCTTAAGTTATTCTCCGAATGAAGGATCCGTAAATGGTGGTACAACATTAACAATTGTCGGAACAAATTTAACTAGTGCAGATAGTGTAAAAGTTGGAGGGGTTGCTTGTACTAATCTTACTAAAACTTCAACTTCCATTACAGCAAAAACACCGGCAGGATCTCTTGGTACAAAATCGGTTGCTGCACATTTTACATCACCTGATACAACTCTTACTCTAACACCAGTATTTACTTATACAAATAATACATCGGTAATTGATCGTATTTCTCCAACTTCAGGAACGCAGTTTGGTGGTACTGCTATAACACTTTATGGCCCAACAACATCAGATTTTTCAAATATTAATGATGTAAAGATTGGTGGCGTTTCTGTTTCTTCATTCGCAGTAGATCCTATTTTTAAATATATTCTTAGATTTACAACACCACTGAAAGATACTGGATATACAATTGGAACAACTCCAATAGTTATAACAAATAATTCAGGTAGTACTGCATCTGTAAACTTTTCTTATGTGGCAACGAATCCTTCTATTACAAGTATTGATACATTAACATCTTCTTTGCAAGTTCGTCAGGGTCAAACTATTAATATTAGTGGAAATAATTTTATTAATATTGATAGAGTTTATTTGTCTTATAATAGCGGAGCAACACTGCAAGAAGGAGTTTGTGGATTTACAGTACTAAGTCCTACATTAATGCAAATTATATTACCTAATGTTGCTGGTCAAGATCCACGATTAACTCCACCAATGACTGGTGTTGTTAATTTAGTTGTTTTAAATAAAGCTTCAATTAGCGGTGCGATTGGTTTTACGTGTTATGCAAACCCATATATTACAAGTTTTAGTCCTAGTAATATGGGTCAGGGAGAAACACAAAGTGCAACAATTCGAGGTTTTAATTTTACCTATAAAGGCTCTCCTCTTCCAACAGCAGTTTTAAGGAATGATACAACAGGAATTGAATATAGTGCATATACTAATTTAAATTTTGGAGTTAATGATACAACAATTAGTTGCACTGTTAATACTACAGGAATACCAGCGGGTCGATACACTATTGTGGTGAAAGATCCAGCCGGTGAAGCGTCTTTGTCGGGATTTAGTGTTGCAATGGGTGCTCCAACTATAACAGGAGTGGAAGTTTGGGCAACTGATGGTAGTGGTGTGCCAATTGGTCGTTTATATGATGGAAAAACATCACAATATATGGATACATATTCGCCAACAACACCATATGCAAGTCCTTCTATACATTACCTTAAAGTTATTGGTAATAATTTAGATACTACAGATCCTCTTTTTGAATTTCATATAAGATCACAAATTCAAATTGCCGGAAATACAGAATGTGGAACTGATTTTAAAACGTGGGCACCGCCAAATGACCAAATTAATAAGTCATATGCTGATCCATCAGGAAAATTTTTCTTTTGGAAAATAGAAACTGGAAGATGTTTAGGTTCTGCAAAACCTACTGGTGGAACATTTGATGTTATGGATATTAAAGTTATAAGTAGTGGTGGCAGTTCTCAAAAACTCTCAGCAGTTAAGGTTGTTGGATACAGACCTCCGTTTATGTCTTATATTCGAAATGTTGGTGGTGGTACTAGTAGTCCTACTCCTGTTTCGGGACAGGTAACATCGTGGGGTGGAGGAAATGAAAGAGTAATAACAGTGCTTGATAATAATAATTTTGCAATACAAAGAATAATACTAGAGCCAAATTTAGTATCTGGAGATGAGTGTAAAACTACATCGTATCGAAGTGGAGTGGAATTGCTGCCGTGTTCAGATTTAACTGCACAGAGTGTTGGAATTGGTTGTCCTGGTTCAAGACTTGGTTGTTTTGATTATGAAAGAACATTGCCGTGGAGCGCAAACTACGATCCAATGTATATTCATATTCATGTACCAGACTTTCCTAGTCAGACTACAATGGCAAAATATTGGAAAGATCCACTAGTATATCAATTTGCAAATATTAATACTAGTGGAAAACTCTTGTCAGGTTTAAGTGGAGGCGATACCCTTCTCGTATCTAGTGTGGGAAGTGCATGGTAAGTGTAATATTAAAATAAACTATATAAATATAACAAAAGGAGTTATTATGTCAGATTTTATCGAAAAGTTAAGTAATGGTGATTTGGAATCGGCTAGAGAAGAAATTTTTGCTCAATTATATGCAAAAACTAATGCATTTATGGATGAAAAACGAAAAGAAATGGCTCTAGAAGTTTATTCTGATAATAATGAAGAATCTGAAGACGATCATTAATGAAAAATTTGAAAAAGAAATAACAGGAACAAAGCATGAAATTAATTACAGAAACACTGCAAAACATCAATATTATTCAAGAAGCCGCCGAAGGTGGTAAAAAGAGTTATTTTATTACTGGCCCATTCATGGTTGCAGAAGCAACTAATTTGAATAAACGACAGTATTCTTTCGATGTTTTAAACAATGCCACTCAAAAGTATATTAATGATTACGTTAAAGCAGGTAGAGCATTTGGTGAATTGGGTCATCCTGACTCTCCTTCCACAAATCTAGACCGAGTCTGTTTAATGACTAAATCTTTGGTTTTTGAAGGAAATAACTGTATTGGTAAAGCTAAGATTCTTGAAACTCCATGTGGTAAAATTGTACAAAATTTAGTTGACGAAGGAGCCAAATTGGGAGTTTCTAGTCGTGGTATGGGAAGCCTCAAGGATGTTGGAGGAATTAACATGGTTCAGAACGATTTCATGCTTTCCGCAGTGGATGTAGTGGCTGATCCTTCTGCGCCTGGTGCCTTTGTGAACGGCATCATGGAAGGTCGTGAATGGGTTTGGGACAATGGTATTATTAAAGAAATGCATATTGCTGATTACAAAAAAGAAATCACAAAAGCATCAAAACGAGACATGGAAGCAACGAAGATTAAGGTGTTTGAACACTTTTTGTCAAAATTAAAAGAATTATAAATAAACAGACCAACAAGGAGATTTAAGATGGATCCGAAAAAAATAGCAGAAGATATTATTAATGAACTTTTTCCACAAGGTGATGAGTTAGTTGAAAACGAAGAAACCCTTGAGGAAAATGAAGATAACGATGAAGATGATAACGATAGTGAAGAAAGTGATGACAGCGGGGATCAAGGTGAACAGCAACAGGGTGGTATGGCTGCTTCAGTTGCTATGAAATCATCTGCAAGTGCTGTTGGTGCTTCTTCAGGTGGTGCTAAAGGCACTTACGACCAAACTGGTCAAGGCAATAAGAGTTGGGATGGTTCGTCGGGTCAAACCGAATTTGAAACTACTGGCGTTAGTGCAGAAGCCAATCGTCAATCTGTTGCAATGAAAGTTGGAGTAGATTCAGCAAAGGTTCAAGAAGATGTTAAGACTCTTTTTGGTGCAGATGTTTCTGAAGAATTTTTAACTCAAGCCGCTTCGTTATACGAAGCATCTTTGAACACAAATTTGCAAGAAATCACCGAACAGTTAACAGAAGAATATAACACCATTCTTGCAGAAGAAGTTGCAGAAATTCAAGAAGCAGTTCAGACTCAGGTCAACGAATATCTTGGTTACGTTGTTGAAGAATGGATGAAAGAAAATCAATTGGCAATTGAAACTGGTTTGCGTACAGAAATTGCTGAAAATTTTATTGCAGGATTAAAGAATTTGTTTGCTGAATCCTACATTGAAGTTCCTGAAGACAAGACAAATGTTTTTGATGAAATGACCAATGCAATTGAAGCATTAGAAACTCGTGTTAATGAAGAAATGAATAACAATTTAAAACTTCGTGAACATGTTTCTCTTTTAGAAGCTCAAGCAATTTTCGGTGAAGAAACTAAGAATTTGAAATCAATGGACGCAGAAAATATCAAGAAGATTGCAGAGAATTTAGAATTTTCTACTGCTGCAGATTTTCAAAGCAAAGTAAAAGTTTTAGTTGAAAACTATACTAGCGTTAAATCTGCTGCCAAGAAACCAGTTGTTTCTGCTAAGACAAATGAAGCAAAGGCTATTGGAAATGCAATTGACAATTTAATGAATCATTCAGACCAATCAGATGAACAAGCTGAGTTTTTGAGTGAAAATATCAAGTTGTATTCACAAGTTTTGGGTAGAACACTCAGCGAATAAGTTTTTGAAAAAATCAAGTTTTATATATAGAAATAGAAATCTTTAAAGGAGATATGCAGATGGAAAACCGACAACAGGCACTAACAGAATCAGCTCGCAAAAAATGGCAACCAATTCTTGAACACTCGGCTCTTCCGCCAATCAAGGATAACTACAGAAAGTATGTTACCACAGTTCTCTTGGAAAACGAAGAACGATTTCTTCGTGAAACCAATCAGGGAATTGCAGGTACACAACTTGGTTCTTCGCTTCCTGGCGCAAGCGCAGGAACGGGTATCGATTCTTTTGATCCTGTTCTCATCTCGCTTGTTCGTCGTGCAATGCCAAATTTGATGGCATACGACATTGCGGGTGTTCAACCAATGACAGGCCCAACAGGTCTTATCTTTGCCATGAAGAGCAAGTACGGTCCTGTTAATAGTTCTACTGGTGCTCGTCCTGGCAGCAGTTCAGAAGCCTTCTTCGGTGAAGCCAATACTGCTCACTCTAACAGTGGTCAGGGTGGCGTTCAAGTCGGTAACATGGGTGATCTGTTTGCTGATGATCGTTTAGGATCTGACTTGGGTTTTGAACCAGGTCGTGGTATGCCTACTGGAACAGGTGAACGTCTCGGCGTTACTGGTTCAGGAGTAGATTTTAATGAAATGTCATTCACCATCGAAAAGAGTGCGGTTGAAGCAAAGACCCGTGCTCTCAAGGCTGAATACACGATTGAACTTGCGCAAGATCTCAAGGCTGTTCACGGTCTTGATGCTGAAACTGAGTTGTCAAATATTCTTTCAACTGAAATTATGTTTGAAATCAATCGTGAATTGGTTAGATTGGTTTACGACGTTGCTAAGTTGGGTTGCCAACAAGTTGATTTGGATTCGGTTGCCAATACAACTAATCGTTTCTCGGCAAATCTTGCTGGCGGTATCTATGATCTTGAACTTGATTCAGACGGTCGTTGGAGTGCTGAAAAGTTCCGTGGACTTCAGTTCCAAATGGAACGTGAATCCAACGTTATTGGTGCTGAAACTCGTCGTGGTCGTGCAAATATGGCAATCGTCTCTCCAGACGTTTGCTCTGCTCTAAGCATGAGTGGTCTTCTTGACTTCTCTCCTGCCTTTAGCGGTGCTCTGAACACTGACGTTAACGGCAGTACTCTTGCAGGTACAATGGCTGGTGGCAAAATTAAGGTCTATATTGATCCTTATTCAATGCCAACTTCAATTGAAAGCTTTACTTCAGTAAATTATGTCTGCATGGGTTATAAGGGTGTAAGTCCTTACGATGCAGGTATCTTCTATTGCCCATACGTTCCGCTCCAAATGGTTCGTGCAGTTGATCCTAACAGTTTCCAACCAAAGATTGGTTTCAAGACTCGTTACGGCTTGTCTTCAAATCCGTTTGTTTCAGGAACTGATGGTCTTGCTGACGGTATGCGTCTGCAACGCCGTCGTAATCAATACTATCGCTTGTTCCAAATTAAGAACTTGCATGGTAATGATGCTTCTCAGAGTTAATTTCTAAATTAAGTTATTAAAGAAAACGGAGACCCTTAAGAAAGGTCTCTGTTTTTTTATACCTATATAATTACATGGATAACACCTTTCTAAGATCAGTAATAGCAAGAGAACCTAAAACTCTAAATGCTTTGCAGCCCAATGAGTTTAGACTTGTTTTTAGTAGAATTCCCAATGTTGTATATTTTTGTCAAAGCGCAAATCTGCCAGGTATAGGAATAAATGAATTTGTTGTTCCTGCACCATTTGCAACACAAATTCGTAGACCTGCTGGTGGATTAACCTATGATAATTTTGATATGAATTTCATAGTTTCAGAAGATATGGCAAACTGGAGAGAAATTTATAATTGGATTACAGAAATTACTCCAACTACTAGTCTAAATTACGGATACGACAAATATAGAGATAATTTCTCAGATGCCACCTTGATTATAATGAATAATTCTTCTAAACCGTTTTATGCCATAAAATTCAAGGATTGTTTTCCTACAAGTATAGGCTCTATGACATTTGAAACTCAAGTTGTAGATATACCACCTGTTATTTGTAATGTTTCTTTTGCATATACTGGCTATAGCGTAGAAGATTTGACTTTACCGTAATCCGTGATATACTTTACATATGACTCTACAAGACCTCTATAACGCTGTTAAATCGGATCTGGGACTAGATAAGACTGAACTTGATACAGAATCGCTTCGAATCCCTCAACTCCACAACAAGTACCTGATCATGTTTCATGATGAACGGTTGCGGTTGACAGCGTTCAAGACATCCTACTCTAAACTATACAAGGATAAGTGGGAGTATTACACAGGTAAAATGAGTGAAGAACGATTAAAGGAACTTGCGTGGGAAGCCTTTGATCTTAAGATTCTTCGTCAAGATGTAGAGATATATCTACAATCCGACAGTCAACTACTTGAATTAAAGGGTAAACTGAGTATTCAAGAAGAAAAGGTTGATTATTTGAGTTCCATTCTTAAGGGTATCACTAGCAGACAATTTCATATTAGAGATGCTATTACTTGGAGAAAGTTCCTAGACGGCAGTATGTAAACCACCTAAATACTGGTATATGTCTGACTTAGTGATTGAACCTATAGATTCTGTGTTTATAAAAGTGGATTGTGAAAGAAGCTTTGCCAAGGAGTTATCCGATCACTTTACCTTTCAAGTTCCAGGACACAAATTCATGCCCGCCTACAGAAACAAAATGTGGGACGGACAAATCAAGCTGTATAATATCTACAAACAGCAAATCTATGCAGGACTTTCAGAATATGTTGAACAGTTCGCAAAA